ATGTGGAGGTGACGTAGGTAAGAGATGGACAGAAAAAGACTTAATTACAACAAAAGGGCATCGTATCATAGCAAAAGGTACTTCACAGCGTCTTAGAGGTCGTGCTGAGGTAGATACACGTTATACAGGTATCATACTAGATGACTTTGAGTCAGAGTTAAATACAAAGACTGCTATACGTAGAGATGAGATAAAACAATGGATTGTATCTACAGTATATCCATCACTAGAAGAAAGTCCTGGTAAAGAAGGATGGATATGGTTATCTGGTACGATTGTACACTATGATGCATTCTTACAAAACATTGTAGATGGATGGAAAGACTCAGAAAAAGCAAAAAAGAAGTATCCGTGGGATGTAACCTTTATTCGTGCTATAGAAGACGGTAAACCAGCATGGGAAGAACAATTTCCATTATCTAAGTTAAATCAAAAAAGAAAAGAATACATAGAGGCAGGTAAAGTAGATAAGTTTGCTCAAGAGTATCTAAACGATGCTAGAGATGCTGCGTCTGCGTCATTTAAGATGGATAACATAAACTATCACAATTATGAGTTTCATACAGATGGACAGTTTACTTATTTAAGAGATGACAAAGAGATGATACCTATTTACACATATATGGGTGTTGACTTGGCACATACAGCATCTAACACCTCTGACTATCAAGTTATTGTAGTAATGGGTATAGATGCAGACAAAAACAGATATGTTATAGATTACTACCATGATAAGATACCAGCATTTGATATGCCAGAAGAAATATTAAAGATTGCTAAAAAATACTCACCTATACGTAGATGTGCTGTAGAGACGGTAGGTGCACAAGAAATGGTGCGTGATATGCTAGAACGTATGGCACGTAAAGAAAAAAGATTATTACCTGGTATTAACAAAGGAGTAAGACCCCCACATGGTATTAAAAAAGAAGACAGGTTAGAAATGTCTTTAGGTAGTATCATCAATAGTAAGAAGCTATACATCAAAAAAGAACATTCAGAACTAATGGATGAAATCTTTGAGTTTCCTAAAGGAAAGCATGATGACTTGCTAGATGGATTGTATTATGCAGACTTTTTTGCTAAAGCACCTAGAAGTAGAGCAATACAAAATGATGAGTATGAAAGACCAGATGATTTTCCAACACAAGCACGTACAAAAATAAATTGGATGACTGGATTAAAAATATGAGAAATCGCCTAAAAGGCTGTTTTAAATTAAACAGGGTTATGGTATCTGATTATACATTAGAACAATACATTGACTACTTAAAAAGGGTAGAAGGGTACGCAAATAAAGTAGGGGAAAAGTTTTATCCGTACGACTCACCTGAAGGTGGGTTAAAAACGATTGGCTACGGTTACAAGCTGAAAACGCTTGAAGAGCAAAATACTTATGAGAAAACAGGTATGAGCGAAAGAGAGGTAGAAGACCTCTTGTTGCATGAAGCACAACTATCTGTTGTAAAAGCTAAAAACTTCTGTGTAAGCAGAAATAGAAAATGGTCTGATGTGGATGATAGGCTGAAATATGCCTTAGCTGATTACTGTTTTAACTTAGGTGGGTTAAAAAAGTTCCCAACTACTGCAAAATTCTTAATGCATAACAATGTAGACGGTGTATTAGAAGACGACCCAGGAAGACCTGGGTTTAAGCAGTATGAAAGAGTATTTAGAGACCCAGAGGGCAAAAGAAGAAGATTAGGCAGAAACAAAGAGTTCTACAAAGAATTTTTACAACCGTATACGGAGCAGGCATGAAAATAGATACACAAGGTTTAGGAAGAAGACTTTACAACTTTGGTAAAAAAACCAAAGATAAAACAAGAAAGTTTATGGATAAATTTACTGTTGAGGCAGAAAATTTAAGAAGAGCAGAGTATAATGCTCAAAGAGATTCAGGAAAAGTAGATTATTTACCAACTAGAGGTCTAATGAAAGAGCAAAAAGCTATCAAAGAAGATAGAAAACGCAGACAACAAATGAAGGTTAAATAATGTCAAGAATCAAAGAAGACGTAAAAGCAAGAGAAAATAGAGAAATTTTTCAACGTTATGCAGAGGCTAGAAGAGACTGGGATGTTGAAGCTAGAGATGCAATAGATTTTACACTAGGGAATCATTACACAGCAGAAGAGTCAGAAGTATTACAATCTGTAGGTCAAGCAGATTTTACTATTGATAGAATATATGCTGCTATAGATAAATTAAAATCTCTTATGACATCAAGACCTGTAAAGTTTGGTGTTACTGCTAGAGAAGATTCAGATACGAAATTAGCTAATGTTTGGAGAACATTATTAGAATATATCTATGATATATCAGATGGGCAGCATCACTTCAAACAAGCTGTACACGATTATGCAACTGCTGGTATTGGTTATTTTTATGCATATATAGAACCAGAAGCAGATTATGGTAGAGGAGAAGTCATGTTTACTCATGTCAATCCATTCAGAGTGTACGTAGACCCTGCTTCTAGAGACAGGTATTTTAAAGATGCTGCAAACATTTTGATGTCTACTATCTTAACAAAAGAACAATTATTAGATTTATATCCAGATGTAGAAGAGTTTCTACCAAACATTGAAACACACAATATGTCTGACTATTATGATGATTATCCTGATTCACAGCAGAAGAACTCACAGAATGTATTTACACCTGCTGAAGTAGAAGACAAAGATTATGAAAGTACAATAGCACAACGTTATCGTATTATTGAACGTTTTAGTAAAGTAAGAGTTCCTTATTATAGAGTAGCTGACCAACAAAACAATACTGAAACAATTATGAGTGCAGAAGCATTTGAAATATTTATGGCTGAGAATGAAGCTCAGTTTAACAACAATACTTATGCTTTTGTAGAAATACCACAAACAAGAATTAAAGTTACAGCATCATTAGGACAAGTCCTTCTATATGAAACTATATTGGACACTGATACTTATCCTATCGTTCCTATACCAAATATATGGACTAATACACCATATCCTAAATCAGATGTGAATAAAGTTAAAGATATGCAGAGACTACTGAATAAATTATTCTCTCTTGCATTATCTCATGCTCAAACTTCTGCTGGTCTAAAACTATTAGTACCACAAGGAAGTGTGGAAAGTATTTCACAACTTGAGAAAGATTGGGCTAATCCTAATGCTGTAATAGAATATGACCCAAGCTATGGAGAACCACATTTTCCTTCTCCACAACCTTTAACAAGTCAGTTCTATGCTCTTATCAATCAAGTAGAGCGTTATATTGACTTAAACTTCGGAGTTCCTGAGCTATTACAGGGGTTCAAAGAAGGTGCACCTCAAAGTGTACGTGGCACAATGCTACTAGCACAAATGGGAGAAGGTCGTGGTGCTTCTAAGTTGCGTGACATTGAAATGGCATTGCAACAGCTTGGGAAAGTATTATATCAAATGTCTAAAGAACATTACACATTTGAAAAGAAATTTAGAATCGTACAACCAAACAATGATATTACACAGTTTGCTATTAACAATAGATTGTATGATGATAAAACAAAAGAATTGGTCAAAATAGAAAATGATATTACTTCAGGACAATTTGATGTTCGTGTTGTTTCAGGTTCAACAATGCCTAATAACAAACACGCTGAATATCAGATGTATCTAGAAGCATATCAGTTAGGATTGATTGATAGAACCGAAGCGTTAAAGAAAACAGAAATCTTTGACAAAGAAGGTGTCTTGCAACGTACTGGTGAAGTACAAAGAATGCAAGGTATTATTAGTCAATTACAAGACCAGATAAAACTTCTATCTGGAGATTTACAAACTGCCCAGAGAGAGTCTATGTCTGACAGAAAACGTGTTGAGGTACAGAAATTTAAATCTGAACTTAATAAAGTGGTTACTGGGGCAAAGGCTCAACAGAAAGTAAATACAGAGAGAACCAAACGTCAACAAGAACAACAGGTGCAGGCTGGAATAAATTCATTACTGTCAGAAGATATTGGTGAACAATAACAGCACATCGGAAGGAAAATAAAATGAGTGACGAATATATAAATGAAAATGAAACTTTAGAAGGTTCTGAAACTTCTGAAAATAATGACTTAAGTGAGCCAGAGATTCAACAGGATTTGAGTTCTGACGTACCAAAAGAAGATGAGGTACGTAAATTCCAGTCTATGTATGATAAAGCTCAGGCTGAGTTAGACAAAGTAAAACCAGTAGCAAAACTATTTCAGGATAATCCTGAACTGGTAGACGTTGTTAGAGACCACTTAACAGGGGGTAAAGGACAGGACAAAGAGCAAATACAAATAAATGAAGAGGAATTTAATCCTTGGGATGCGTATACAAATCCAAATAGTAAATCGTATCAATTAAGACAACAAGAGATTGATGATGCTGTTAGCTCAAGAATGAGAGACTATATGGGTCGCTTAGAAGCACAGCGTCAAGTGGACACTCTTAAATTAAGAGCACAAACTGAATACAAGATGTCTGAAACTGATGCAAACGATTTTGTAGATTTTGTTACAAAACCTAAAGAACAACTTCCTCTAGAAACACTGTTTAACGTATGGAATACAAACAAAAACGGTTTACCACAAGTAAATGAAAATATTGAAAGCGTAAAGCGAGCACAACAAAAACCTAAGTCAGCTGGTTTAGTTCAAGGTGGACAACCTCCTAAAACATCTGATGAAGATAATATGTGGTCCAATATTATGAAAGCTGGTAATACTCGTTCTATACGTGGCAGTATTGCAAAAAAGTAAAACGTAAAGGGGAAATAAAATGGCAATAACAAGTGGACAGCTTAAAGCAACGAACTTAACAAGTTCAACAACAGCTGCTGATTACGGTGTTGCTCCTGACCAAAGAAGGCTGTATAACTTCAGTGATAGAATCGCTGAACTAGCACCTGAAGAATCACCATTCTTCGTGTACTTATCAAAAACAGCTAAACTTCCTACTGACGATTCTTTGTTCCGTTATCTTGAAGATAGGTCAAAGATTAGTTATACAAGTAGAGAGTTTTTCATTGATGGAGCTGTAGGCACAGTAGCAGCAGGAACAGACTATAACGTAACCGTAGACGATGGTGCATCATCACCAGCTTCTGTAGACTTCCTTGTAAAAGGAATGGTTTTAGCAGTGAGAACTGTTGGAGATTCAGATACAGCAGGTTATGGAAATGCAATCTTAAGAGTTGAGTCAGCACCAGTAGATAACGGTGCAGATACTTCTTTTACAGCTAAATGTATTTCTGTATCAGGCGTTTCTGGTTCAAACAGTATTGCTGATAATGACAGATGTCAAATTATCGGTTCAGCTTATGCAGAAGGTACTGGAGCACCAGACGTATTCTCAGAAGGCATTGATGATGGATTTGGATATACTCAAATCTTCAAAACTGCTGCAGAGGTTACAAACACTGCATACGCAACTCAACTTCGTGGATATTCTAACGAATTTGAAAGAGTGCTAGCTATGAAAATGAGAGAGCACAAAATTGATATTGAAAGAGCTATGCTTTTTAATCAAAAAGCAAGAGTGAATGGTATTCAATATTCTGAAGGTCTAGTAGGACACATTATTAAAAACAGCACAGTAGTTGATAGGTCATCAGCTAACTTATCTTATGAATCAGGAAAAGCATATTTTTCAAGTTATGCAACATCTGAGTTAACATACGATGCGTTATTAGCTGACTTTGAAGTACTGTTTGACCCAGCTAGAGGTGGAAGTAACGAAAGATTAGCATTAGCTTCTCTTCCTGTAATTTCTTACTTCAACAAAATGGGTAACAATGGTTTTGCTGATGTTTCTACAGTAAACTCACAATATCAAATCAACATGGATGAATTATCAGGACAGTTTGGTCACCAGTTAATGGAAATCAACACTGTTCACGGTTCTGTATACATGGTTAAAGAACCATTATTCAGAGGACATTCATCTGGTTTAATGTTGATGGCTGATATGAGTAAACTATACTACAGACCATTAGTTGGTAACGGTGTTAACAGAGATACTCAAGTTATGACAAATGTACAAAGTGCAGATGAAGACTTGAGAAAAGACATGATTCTTACTGAAGCAGGTCTTGAGGTATGTTTACCAGAATCTCACTACTTAATCAACGTGGAAGGAGTATAACATGGCTAGAGCATCATACTTAGAAGTAAATAGTGGTGTTAGTGACTTTAAACTAAAATACGAAGAAATTAGTGCAGCTAGAACTTTAACTGCAGCTGATTCAGGAAAAGTATTCGGAGTTAATCAGGCTTCTGCCTATGAGATTACTTTACCTTTAGCAGCTACAGCAGGTGCTGGTTGGAATGCTAAATTCGTGTTATCAGAAGTTGCTGCAAACGCAGTAACGATTGCTAACAATACAGCTGAAGATACCATTGTTGGTATGACAGTTGGAGCTGACGGTGGAACTGGTAGTTCTACAGACTCAACAGCAGTTGATGAAATCGTATTCATTAGTGGTGCACAATTAGGTGACACAGTTGAACTATTTTGTGATGGAATTAATTTCTTCGCAAAAGCTGTAGCACACGATGTAGCACATATCACTATATCATAGTACAACAGGATAAGCTACTGGGGAGGGCGTTTAAACGCTCTCCCAAAAGCTTAAAAGAATTTTAAATAATAGGAGAATAACATGGCAGTATATAACGCAAATGTAAAAGTAATTATTAACGATTTAAGTACTAAAGCAGATGACTCATCTGGTTCTTTAGCTAATGACATTAAAACTTTTGTAAATACTTTAGATAGCACAAATAATGAAATCATTTCAACTGAAGCTGTAAAGCTTGATGCTACTAGAGTTGCATATATAATTCTTTATAAATAATGGCTAAGTGTCAGCATTGTAGTACACCAAACCCAGAGGGTATGTTTAACTGTCCTTCTTGTGGTGAACGTGCACATCCACCTAAGTGGAGCACGCAATTCGTTATGAGAGATACTCCTATGGCAAAAGCGATTAGAACTGACCAAGTAGACTTTGGTTCTAAAAGTATGGGAGACCATATAGAGCAAGTGCAGAAAAAAAATGCGAAAGCAAGAGAAAAGAAGATGAACTCACTGATTAAGTGGGATTAAATTATAGGGAGAAAAAAACTATGCCTTATCATGCAGGAAGCAAAATGAAGAAAAAAGTTTATGGCAAGAAAAAGAAAGTCAGTAAAAAGAAAAAGAAGTAGTAAGCCTACACCAAAGAATAAGGCACTATATTCTAGAGTTAAAGCAGCAGCTAAACGTAAGTTTGATGTTTATCCATCAGCTTATGCTAATGCTTGGCTTGTAAGAGAATATAAAAAACGTGGTGGTAAATATTAATGGCTTACAGAGGTGGACTTAGGAAATGGTTCAGTGAGAACTGGGTAGATATAGGTTCTAAGAAAAAAGGTGGAGGCTATCAAAAATGTGGTAGAAAATCTGCCAAAGGTAGTAAAAGAAAGTATCCTAAGTGTGTACCAGCTGCAAAAGCAGCAAGTATGACAGCATCAGAGAAAAGAAGTGCTGTAAGAAGAAAGAGAGCAAAAAAACAAGGAGTAGGGGGAAAGCCTACAAATGTGCGTACATTTGCTAGAAAAAGAAATAGTAGAAAGAGAAGATAATGCCAAGACCAAGTTTTGGAACACAAGTCAGAAATACAAATGGCAAGAAGAAGACAAGACAAGGTCAAAGTGTAAATACAAAGTTTGGGAATAAAATGAGTAGTAAATACTATAAGAAAAAATATAGAGGACAAGGTAAGTAATGGCTAGTTTTGAAACACAGATAGATGCATTAACAGGTTTTGGTACAGGAGATGCTACCAAACAAGGCTATATAAACGACTGGCTACAAGCTGGAGCTAGAGAAATCATTGATGTTTTACCAATGTCTAAGCTAGATAGAATGTCTGAAGAAGAACCATTTCATAGTGGAAATATTAGAACAGACAATCCAGCAGATGGTGTAAGTGTAGAAGACTCTAAAATACTTCACGTTTTAAGAGCAGAAGATATTACTGCAAGTCCTGTAGTATATCAGCCATGTAGAGAAGTTCATGCTGACCAAATAGGTAGAGTAATAGATTCTAATTATATGGAATATGCTACAGCTACAGACCCAGCATACTATGTTTCTAATAAGAAATTGTTTGTATTACCTGACCATCCTACTGCACCAACAAATAGTGGTGACGAAGATTGTAAACTAGTAAAAATTAACGAAGATAGAACTAATCTAACTTATGATGACGATTCTGTAGAAAACTTTCCAAAAGAAGCTAATAATGCAGTAATGTTGTTTGCAGCAAGAAATGCACTAGTAAGATTGATGAATTTAAAGCATTCATCTGTATCAGCATTGAATGTAAGTGATTTATCTATATCTGCAACTGCTCCTGTAAGTCCAGCAATAACTACAGTAAGCTACTCAGCTGCTACAAATGCAGACGCTTCAAGTACAGCTCAGTCTACAGTATCTTTAGGAGTAACACCAGCCAAGATAGACGTAGATACTAATGCACCAACATATACAAAACCAACTCTTACATTAACTACATTAGGACTACCTGATTTAAGTATAAGTGCAAGTGCACCAGCTGATATTACAGTAGATGCAGCAAGTGTAAGTTTTTCACAAGCTGTACCACAGTTTA